TATGGAGGTCGAGCTTAAGAAACCCGTCCCGGTGGGCGGGGTAAACCGCGAGGAGCGGCGGAAGGCCCTCCGAAAGGGGAAGAAGTGAGCGAAGTAACGGTTATCACGGCATCGCTCCCGGATCGAATCTCGCAACGCGAGGAGTGTATCCGTAGCGTCGCAGCGCAGATTATTAAACCTGCGGATCATCTCATCGCGATCGACTATCAGAAGATCGGAGGATGGCGGCCCCGGAACGTCCTCGCCTCGCAGGTGGAGACGAAGTGGACGCAGCTCCTCGACGACGACGATCTCCTTCTTCCGAGTCATCTCGAGACGATGCTCGATCACGCCGAAGGCGCGGACGTCGTCTACTCGTACGCTTCAGTCATCGGAGATCCCGCGTTTAATCTTTATAACCGTCCGTTCGATCCTGATCTCCTGCGGACGACTTCGATCGTCTCTCACGTCGCGATGGTGCGAACCGAACTAATCCTCGATCTCGGAGGGTTCGATAACGTCAAGGGCTACGATTGGCGTTTCTGGGTTAAGGCTCTCGACGCGGGGGCGAAGTTCGTCTCCGTCCCCGAGACGACGTGGGTCTATCGCCTTAACCCTGAATGGGTTCACGAATCCCGCCCGTGAGACGCGCAGTCATCCTCGCCGCAGGTAAGGCGACTCGCCTCGGAGGTGCGAATAAACTCCTCGTCGAGGCGGGCGGCGTCCCCGTTCACCGTTGGCACGAGAGGCTCCTCCGGGGTATTCCGACGACGATCATTACGCGAACGGAAGACGTCAAGGCAGTCTCCGAGGCTACGCCGTGGGCGAGGGTCATCGCGCACGATGAGACGGACGGACCCGTCGGAGCCCTTCGCGCCTACCTCTCGATTACGCGATGGCCCGCGGAGGAGACGATCGTCCTCTTCGCAGATACCCTCCTCGCCCCGCAACCTCTCCCCGAGGGCTCGTGGGTCGGAGTCGCCCCTGCGCCCGCTCGGACGTGGGATCTCCCGTCGCGGTGGGGATGGACGCGAGGGAAGCCTCATCTCGCAGTCTGCGTAGGGATCTACGCCTTCGCCTACCCGGAGCGTCTATACGCCGCGATTCGTGCGATCGCGATCGGACCCGAGGTCTCGTTCTCTGAACTCCTCCAACGCTACGCCTCCGATACGCAGCTCCGCCAAAACACCGTCCGAGGGTGGCACGATGCGGGAGATCCTGCGGCGATCGCCGCCGTTCCCGACTTCGAGAACGTACCATCCGAAGATCCGCCGAAGTCCGACGTCGTGGGGTGGGTTGAGACGGCACTCACGAGGTAAGATAACCGCGCGCGACCGCGCGAAGAGAAGGAGATACCGTGGCGATTACGAACGGATACGTTACGCGGAACGACGTCCAACAGGCCCTCGGGCTCGGGACGGCTACGCTCGTCCCTGATTCCGAGGAGATCGATCAGGTCATTACGAGCGTCTCTCGTGCGATTGATGATTATTGCGGACGATTCTTTTACTCCGTCGCGGGAACCGTAACCTTTACCGCGAACGATTACCTCTATCTCCCGATCGGAGATTGGAGCGCGGTTACTTCGATTAAGACGGACGAAGATAATGACGGGACGCCCGAGGTAACCCTCACGGCGGGAACGGATTATCGCCTCGCGACGAATAAGGTCGTCCCCGGATGGCCCTATACCGCGATTCAGATCACGAGCTTCGGATCGCATACCCTCCCGCTCGGCGTGACGGAAGGCGTGGAAGTGATCGGGACCCGAGGTTGGGGCGCGAACGCAGTTCCTGCTCCCGTGACGGCGGCGGCCCTGATTCAGACGTCACGCATCCACGCTCGACGACAATCCCCCTATGGCGTGGCGGGCAGCCCGGAGGGAGGGATCGTCAGGCTCCTCTCGCGTCTCGATCCCGACGTGGAACTAATGCTCCGCCCGTATCGAGTCATCCAAGAGGCGATCTAATGGCGTTCGACGACGCGACGATCCTCGAGGCTCTCGCCGCGCATATTAAGGCGGCGACTCCGCCCACGGGCGAAACCCTGAAACAGTCCTTCGCATATCCTCCCGACGGGATGGGCGCGACCCCTGCGGTCGTCCTCTACCCGGGCGGGGACTCCATCGCCTACGGGGCCTCGAATCGGCAGACGAACCTCTCCGTTACGGCGACCCTTTATCTCCCGCTCGTGGAGTACGCGCGGAACTATGCGAGGACGGCGAAGTGGCGCGCCTTTATGCGCGATGTCCTTCTCGATGGCGTCCAACTGAACGGGACTAATGGAGTCTCTCAGGCGTCCGTCGTCTCCACTAATGTAGACTCGTCCGAGTACGGGGACGCCTCGTTTATCATCGTGAACGCTAATATTCAGATCATCGGGGTAGAGGTTATCTCCCCGTCCGCATAAAGAAGGAGAGTAGACGTGCCGGCAGCTAATACGGGCTCCATCCTATTCGCGTCCCTCATTGGTAAGGCAGAGGGAACCGCGGGAACTTCTCCTTCGTTCGCTTCAGGCGGACGGAAGTTTCTCGTCGAGCCTACGGGACTGATTACTCTCGGGAAGACGTGGGAGCTTGGCGAGGAGCGATCCATCGCCTACCGCGCACCTATCATCGCAACTCAGGCGACGCTCATCTCGAACGAGCCCGAGATCTCCGTCTCCGTCCCTGCGGCCTCGATTGACGAGGCGTCGATTTGGTACGGAATGGCGTTCTCCGCTTCGATCTCAGGGACCGCGGCCCCGTATACGTGGACGTTCGATCCTTCGAACGGAACCGCGTCGCAGTCTCCGACCTCCTATTCGTTCATCTCTCAGGACGCGCTCGGCGGTACGACGAACGGCGGAAACGCCTATCTCATTAACTATGCGATGCCTACGGAGCTCACGATCTCCGCGGAGCGTTCGGGCCTTACCTCAATGAGCGCGACGCTATTCGCGCAGAACGTCGCCGAGACGACGACGAATCCTGCGGCATCTACCGCGATCCCGACCTCCGTCTTTATGCCGGGGCGACTATGGAAGGTCGCGATCGGAACCGCACTCGCGACGGGCTCCTTTACGGATTACGGCTATGCCCTTGACTTCGGACTCACGATTCAGACGGGCCTCGCGAAGTGGAGCGCACTCAACGGGACCGCGACGATCTCGGGTCACTCCGAAACCGCGCGCCTCGGCGGTGAGCTTACGATGACGGTTCAGAGTAACGCGGCGGCATCGTCCGAGTTCTTCCAAGATCTCGGAACGCAGAAGTTTATCCGACTCACGTGGACGGATGGAACCTATAGCCTCACGATCTATCTCTCGACGGTCATCGCAGAAACGACCCCGATCGCAGGTGAGGACGAGGGCATTACAACGATGACGCTCACGGCCCGTCTCGCGACGGACCCGGTGAGCCTGAAGCCGTTTAAGATCGTGGCAGTTAATAGCGTGAGCGCACTCCCGTAAGTTCTTCGGGAGGCGAGAAGAAGGAGGCATCGTGAGCGAAGTCCGCGCAGAGAGAAAGATCAAGATCGAACTAACCGCGCCATTTGACGGATGGTGGGCGGAGATGAGACTTCACGTCCCGTTCAGGCTCGCAGTAATGCTCGAGTCGGATTCCCCGACGGATCGAGTGAATGCGATTAAGTCGATCATCGTCGCGCACAACTTCCGAGAAGAGGTCGGATTCGACGAGGTGATCGACGACGTTCTCCTCGCCCCGGACGATGCGATCTCGCAGCTTCTCGAGAAGTGGGGAGCACTAAAGGCGGCCCTCCCTTCCGCGTAAGGCGGGCGGCGCAACTGATCGCCCTCGGGCGACCCGTTCGTCCTCCCGCAGAAGTCGTCGCGGTGGTGCTCGCAGAGAAGTGGGGAGTCACGCCCGCTACAATCCTCGAGATGGATTTCGGCGACGTCCTCCGATGGTGGACGATCGTCTCCGACCTTAGTAAGACGAAGGAGAGATAGTGGCAGCGTCATCCCGCGTCGATATCACGATCTCCCAAGATACGATTAAACAGATCTCGGGACTATCCCTCGCGCTCGCCGCAGGGTTCGACGAGAAGAGGATCGATAAGGCTCTCGCCGCCGCCGCCCTCTATGCCGCGAAGGGTCAGGTTAAACCCGTGAAGAATGCCGCGCCTTCTAAGACGGGACGCCTCCGTCGCGCGATTTGGGCGAATCCCGTAATGAAGAATAAACCCGGAGCCTACGTCGGGATCAGGGCGGGTAAGTCTCGCGCCGATACGAAGGGCGCATATTACCGCTACGTCGTCACGTCAGGAGTGAGGCGCGTTCCGTACGCGATCACGCCGAAGCGTAGCTCAGGGGCTCAGGCTCTCCGCATCCCGGGGATCGGGTATCGCCTCTCCGCGAACCGCGTCTCTCCGATTCAGGGTCGCCCGTTCGTCGAGGAGACGGTGAGCCGCAACTTCGACACAATCCTAAGAATGTTTGGGGATGGTCTGACGTCTATTATCGAACGCGGTATCCCGAAACGCGGCGGAGTCCGCGTTCGACTCCCGAAGCCGAGGTAACGAATGGGCTCATCCGCTCAGGTCACGTTCGCATTTCTCGCGAAAGACGCGGCGTCCGCAACTATCCGCGGGCTCTCGAAGTCAATCTCGGGACTCGGGAAAGTCGCCTCGGGAGTGGGAGGCATCCTCAAGACGGGACTAAAGGTCGGACTCGCCGCAGTCGGCGGAGCGATCGCCGGGGCGACCGCGGCCCTCTATAAGTTCACGAAGGGCGCGATCGAGGACGAGGCAGCTCAGGCGAAACTCGTATCCCTCCTCAAGCAGCGCGGGCTCGCAACGAAAGAGAATCTCGCCGCAACGGAGGAGATGATTAAGAAGGGCGCGAGGCTCGCCTTCACGGATGACGATATTCGCTCATCTCTCGCAGGTGCGACGCAGTTCACGAAAGATTTTACGAAGGCTCAGAAGATCGCGACCGTCGCGCAGGATCTTGCGCGCGCGAAGAATATCTCTCTCGAGAAGGCGACGAACCTCGTCGGGAAGGCGTTCGCAGGGAATGGACGTGGCCTCAAGGCGTACGGAGTCGAACTCGAGAAAACAATCACGACGACAACGAACAAGATTAAAAAGGACGCGCTCGGGAATAGCGTCGTCGAGAAACAGATTAAGAAAACGAAGGAGGCGGTCAAAGGTCAGAAGGCACTCGACGCCATTACGTCGCAGTTCGGCGGGACGGCGAAGACGTACGCGACGACGACCGCGGGGGCGATTCAGTCGTTCCAGATCGCGATCTCAGAGGCGGGCGAGACGGTCGGCGCGGCGTTCCTCCCGATCATTAATCAACTCCTCGACGTCTTCTTTACGAAGGGCCTCCCGATTATCGAATCAGTTTCTCAGGGGATCGCGAACTTCGTCGAAAAGAATAAACAGCTCATCGCGACCGTCATCGAAACGGCAGTCGGGATCGCAACGAACCTAATCCCCGTCTTCGTCAAGGTCGGGGAGTTCATCTTCGGGACGATCATCCCTGCGATCGTCGGGTTCGTTCAGAACCTAACCGCGCCCGGTGGAGTCACGGATTCCGTTGGACAGGTCGTCGGGGGCATTATGAAGGACCTCGTTCCCGCGTTCGGAAAGTTCTTCGACGGCGTGGGGAAACTCATCGGGAAAGTCTTCGAGCTCGTGGGCGTTCTATGGGGCGACGGTAGAGGCCCACTCGCGATCGCAGTTCAGGCGATCGGCGGAGCCTTCTCGATCGTCCTCTCGATTCTCGGGAATATCGGCGGCGCGATCGCGACCGCGATCGATTTCGTTATAAAGCTCGGGAAGGCGATTATGGACTCCCCAATCGGGTTTCTCATTAAGGCAGTCGCGGGCATCGTCGGGGGCGCAGCGGGCGCAGTCGGCGGAGCGTTCGGGCTCGGCGGTGGCGGCGGCGGCGTGGTCCCCGCATCCGTGACGAGCGGCGGCGGACGCGATTCCGTGGGCGGGCGAGACGTCGTCGTTTCTAACTCGATTACCTTCGGGCGCGATGCCGCCTCGAGCGTGAATACAACTCTCGGAGCGTCAGTCAGGAGCGCGACCGGGACTCGGATCTCGGGCCGCTAATGCCCGGAACCGCGCCGTTCCAACTCTACGTCGATCTCCCCGCGATCTCCTCCGCCGCGATTCTTTCGGGGACCGTAACGATTACGACGGCATCGTTCCACTCCGTCGCGACGGGATCATACGTTCAGGTCGAAGGGCTCGGCGGCGCGGGGACGGCGATGAACGGCGTCTTTCAGGTCACGGCGTCAAGCGGGACGACGCTCACGTATACCTCGGGCACGACCTCGGGAACCGCTACGGGAACCGCACTCGCAACGGGCGCGGCGTCTCAGGATGTTCTCAATCCTCTGGGAAACTATTCGTCCGCAGCTCGCCCCTTCGCCGTCTACGTCGAGCTCGAGTCCCTCTCGATGAGCGCATCGGGAGACGGGAATACGAGCTCGATGGCGTTCACGCTCCTTCAGGACGTCACGCCTACGACGGGGCCGTGGCATCTTTCGATCCCCGATCAGGCGCGGATCAGGCTCTACAAAAAGAATACGGGCTCCGCTCCGACGGATTCGACAGATCTTTACTTTATTGGAACGATCTCAAGCATCGCCGCCCGGATGAACGAATCGGGTCAGGGGACGATCTCCGATATCAATATCGAAGAGGTGAACGGCGTCCTCGATCGCCTCGTCGTATTCGGAAAGGAGCGTCAAGCGCGCGACCCTGAAGGAGAGGGCGGGTTTAGCAGATCGGGAAACGTGACAACCGTCACGACGAGCACAGATCACGGATACGCGGTCGGAGATAAAGTCAGAATCGCATCCGTCATCGGCGGATCGAACGCGACGTTTAACGGAACCTTCACGATCGCCTCGACTCCCGACGAGGTGACGTTCACGTATGCGAACAGCGGGAACGATGCGACGGGCGACAATTGGCGGAATATCGGGGCGATCGCTCACGCGACGAAAGGCACAAAGAAGATTCTTAATAAAGTTCGCGTGAATCTATCCGGGACCGCGTTCCACGGCCTCTCGTCGGGCGATACGGTTCAGATCAGAGATGCCGTCGGATCATCCGATAAGGCGACCGCGCAGATCAACGCCGTCTTTACGGGATCGAACGTCGTCAAGATCTCTACGACGGTTCTCGAACTTACGCTCAGCTCCGCGCTAACGACCGCGCAGACGTGGACGGGTGCGGGAGAGATTCGCGGGATCGTGACGATTACGCCGATCGGATCGCAGACTCAGACGACGATCCCGATCGTCGGGGGAGAGGACGAAGGGGACGCCGTTCGGAAGGTGCTCTCGACGGTGAACTCATATAAACGGCGCGAGTATCCCGTTCAGCGTCTCGTCTCGACGACGACGACCTCGGGGATCTCAAGCTCCGTCGCGGCCTCATCGGACGCGGGCCTCTCGATCCCGGGCGGGACGCTCCGAAGCGTTCTCGACTCGATCGTCGAGCTCTACGGCGGGCAGGACTCTAAAGAGAGGCGATACTTTATCAATCTCACGAACCGCGCTCTTCAGTATCGCCTCGTCGATACCGCGAGTCAGCCGACGTATGCGAACGCTCCATATCGGATCACGACCTCATCTCCGGGGACGCCCGATACGACGACGGCGGCGGCCTCGATCGCGCCATACTCTCTCGAGGTCTCCTACGATCACCAGACGACGAAACAGGCTCTCTTCGGGCTCAACTCAACGACGGGAGCTACGACGCGGAAGGTCGTTAAGTATACGGAGGTCGGATTTACGAATCGCTCAGGCTCGCCCGTCTTCGACGGAGTCGTGGAGTTCCCGACGGCGGCGGCATCGCCCGCGACTCAGGTCACGCGCGCGGCGAAGTCATACTTCATCGAACGTCATAAACCGCTCCTCACGGGGACGTTTACGCTACGCGGAGCGGGGACGGCGGCGCATAATAACCTCGGGTTCTCGGCGGGGTATTATCAGACGGGAGCGTCCACGTTCTCCCTCCAGACGAAGTGGGAGCCGGGGCAGTTCGTTTTTATCGAGTGCGTTCCGCTATCGCTCTCGGGCCTCTTCAGGGTCGAGACGGTCGATTGGAGCCTCGAGCCCGGGTCGTATGTTCAGGTCATCCGCGTCACGTTTAATCGTAGGAGTCCGAATAATCTTGTGGACGCCATTAAAAAGGGAGGGATCTCGTGAGTAGTCGCATCGGGTCAGATCAGAACTTTATCGCGACGACGAGCGCGGGAATCCTTGACGATCAGGCGAACTCGATCGTCTCGTCGGATACGACGTTCGGGTCTTCGCCGCTCGGAATCGCAGCTCGAACTCAGGCCCTCTATGGCATCGCGAACGCGAACTTTAACCTTACGCCGCCCGACCCTACGCTCCCGATCGTTGATAACGATAACCCTCTTCCGTATTGGACGGTCACGAATGGAACCGAAGGAGATGGTTCAGCGATCGCAGTCTTCGACGATTCGACTTCCACGTGGGGAGTTCAGTTAAGTCTCGGGACGTCGATTACGGATGCCGCGATCTCGATGACGACGCGATCGTTTCTCCTGAATGACGATAACCTCGCCCTTCGTCAGAGGGCCCTTTCAGTCGTTAGCAAAAGCGGGACCGCAGGTGGAACCGCGGCGCAATGGAGCCTCGTTCTCTCGGCGGAATATTTCTCGGCGACGGGAGATAGCCTCTCCTCATACGCGATCGGAACCGTTACGGACGTTACGTCGTGGACGAGTATTTCGGGAACGACAACCGCAGGAGGGTCAGCGATTAACGCCGCGGCGTCATATGTGGATCTTACGTTCACGATGACGGCACTCGGGACAGTTACGGGCTCCGCGAAGGCAACGATTAAAAGTCTTCTTCTACAAACTTCTACGGCGGGAGCCGGAGCTCAATCATTTCTCGTATCGGAAACGATTACGAGCTCGACGACGTGGACTCCTCCAACCGGAGTAACGAATCTCGTCGCCGTAGCGGTGGCGGGCGGCGGTGGCGGCGGAGGCGCGGGAGGGATTCGAGCTCAGGTTGATAGTGCGTCTCACCGTGGATTCGGTGGTCACGGCGGCGGCGCGGGTGGCTATTCGATTATTAGGAATATCCCTGTTACGTCCGGGTCCGGGATAACGATTGGCATTGGCGCGGGTGGCGCAGGGGGTACGGTCGCGACGTTTAGCGGTACGAGTACGACTTCGTTTTTCCCTGCGATTGCAGATACGGGAGCGAACGGAGCGGCGGGCGGGGCGACAACGTTCTCGACTTTAGTCACGGCATCCGGTGGCGGTGGAGGGACGGGAGGGTATCAGGGCACGAGTACGACCATTGGGACTACGACTATCGGCGGAAGTGCCGGAACGACAACGTGCACCGTTTATGAAGCGATCAACTCCGTTCCGGGTCGAGGCGGGGCCCGAGGATCTGCCGGCGTGGACGGAAGTTTCGCGGCATATAGCGCGATGCCCTATGTAAGTTTTTTAACCGGAGCGAGTGGAGGATCGGTTACTTTAGTTCGTACGGCAAGCGGGACAGCGTTTAGGCAGCAGACGGCTATCGGAACTTCTACTCTGGGGCTTGGCGGCGGCGGAGGTGCGGGTGGCGGGATGCAAGCGAACGCCGCAGTAAACCAGAACTTCGCGGCAGAAACTCTTCCGACCGCATCCGGCAGGGGCGGAGGAGGCGGTGGAGGATGTGGGTTCGGGATCAGTTCGGCCACGGGCATTAACTCGGGGGACACTTTCACGATTATTTGCGGTAGCGGTGGTAGCGCGGCGTTCGCATCATCCGCAGGAGGAGGCGGCGGAGGAGGGTTCGCATCAGCGGGAACGGTGGTGAGATCTACTACGGGGACTACGGTGTATACGTTCGCGGCGGGAGCAGGTGGAGCAGGGGCGGGCGGGGCCGTGACGCTTTGGTATATCGCCTAATGAAGAACTATGCCTTTATCAACGGGAATAATGTTGTGGTTCAGGTGATTATCGGGCTTCTCGATGAGGCACAAAAAGGACAGTTTCTTCGCGATTACTATATTCTCTTCGGTGCTCAGAATATTATCGAGGTGGAGTCAGGCGCGACGGCGTGGATCGGCGGATCGTATACTCCCGAGGAGGGATTTCTCCCTCCGCCTCCTCCGCCCGAGCCCGAGATCGTCGAGGGCACGTCCGAGGAGATCATCGAACAGATCGTAGAGGGGACGACGAATGACGCAGCGTGACGCGAATACGGAGATTCTCGCGAGGCTCGATCGCATCGAGAAGGACCTCGGGATGATTAAACTCGAGCTCGCAGAGACGCGCGGCGCGTATCGTCTGGCGAAGTTCGTGATCGCCCTCCTCGGAGTCTCAGGGCTCGGCGGCGTAACAGCGTGGTTCGCCTCGCAGGGTAAGTAATGCGGAAACTCGAGATCCGCTCTCAACTCGCCGTTGATCGCGAGGCTCGCAGGATGGGCGTCTGGGACGATTGCGGGCCATCCTCCGCAGCGGCGGCGGCCTCGTGGGTTCTCGGGAAGACGATCACGGCGCGCGAAGGCATCGCCGCGAAGGAGCGGGCGACGGGTCAGGTAGACGCTCAGGGCGTCTCGGATAACGGGTCGAATCTCCCGCAGCTCCTTAAGACGGTGAGGGTCCTCGGCGCAGACGGACGATATCCCTCCTCGTGGGATGACGCGATCCGCGCGGGAAAGAAGGGCGCGGCCCTGATCGTAAACGTCTCGAACGGGCTCTCGCCCTTCTATGACGGCGTCAAGATGAGTAAGTGGCATCGTCAGCTCGTCAAGAAGAATCCGGGGGCGGTCGGGTATGGGCATATGGTCGCCTTCGCCTACGACCCCGAGATCGGGTGGCAGTTCGCCGATCCGACGATGAGCGGCGACGGGACGGAGGTCTACGCCGTCCCCGTAACGGACGCTCAGGTACGATCGATCGCATCATCGAAGGGAGACGCGCCGAAGGCTCGGACCCTCATCGTTAAGAAGTAAGGAGAGAGACTATGGATTCACTCGTGAGCGATATCGTAAACGCGACGCTCGTCGCCCTGATCCCCGTCACGATCGGCGGGATCGCCTACCTCGCCCGTCAGGTGGCGGGATATCTCAAGGCCCGGATGAACGCCGAGGCGTACGCGATCGTCGAGAAGATCGCGGCGACCGTCGTCGCCTCCGTCGAGAAGACGCTCTCCTCCGAAGAGGGTCAGGTCAAGAAGGACGCGGCAGTCGCGCTCGTTCAGTCCGAGGCCCTGAAGCGTGGGATCGCGCTCGATATCGAGCAGCTCGAGAACGCCGTGGAAGCGGCAGTCCTCCGACTCGAGATCGCATCTAAGTAGACGCTCAACTCTCCGCATAGTAGACTCCGCGTAGACTCGACGTAGCCGTCGGGCGAAGTATGGGGAGGCTCTATGACGAAGATCGAAGACGCGCTAAAGAAGATCCCTCCAACGCGGAAGGGGTCGCGATGCTCAGTCGCCGCGCTCTATGCGGCAGTCCCGGAGGCGGAACGCGCCGCCCTTAAGAAGGCGGTCGAAGATATCGGCGTGAATCGTACGCCCGCGCTCGGGCTCTCTCTCGCGATCTCGTCCGCGTACGGGATCGACGTCCATCGGGCATCGCTCGATCGGCATCGTCGGAAGGATTGTCTCTGCGGGAGGATCGAACGATGACGAAGATCGAGAAGGCGATCGCGCGCGAGATGGAGGCGGCGAGTCAGGTCGTCGCATATGAAGAACTCAAGGCGGCGCACGTTCGCGTCCTCCGCCAACTCGAGAAGATCCGACGCTCGGAGGACGAATATACGGAGGCCGTCTATCGCGCGGCGAGAGATGCCGCGGCGTCGATGACGATTAAACCCGTCCCCGCGCCGAAGGCAGATAAGAGAAAGAAGGGCGAAGAGAAGGCGATCCTCCTCGTCGCAGATTTTCAGGTGGGGAAAGTAACGCCCGACTATTCGACGGAGATCGCCGCGTCGCGCGTCGCGCTCCTCGCGAAGAAGGTCGAGCAGCTCGTCGAGATTCAGCGTACGGATCATCCCGTCCGCGAGGTGAACGTTTTTCTCTTAGGAGATCTCGTCGAGGGCGAGGATATCTTCCCGGGTCAGGCGCACCTCATCGACTCAGGACTCTACGGGCAGATCTTCTCAACGGCAGAGATGCTCGCGGGACTCCTGCGATCTCTCGCCTCGCACTTCGAGACGGTGAAAGTATTCGGCGTCATCGGGAATCACGGAAGAATCGGGAGATGGGGAACGTCGCGGCCCGAATCCAACGCGGACGCGATCGCATATAAAACCGCGGCGATGCTCGTCCGAGACGAGAAACGGATCACGTTTAAGGAGACGTTTACGGAAGGCGAACGCCATTGGAACGAAGTCGTCCCCGTCACGGTGGAAGGCGTCACGAAGAAGTGGTTTCTCTTCCACGGCGATCAGTTAAAGGCATCGATGGGATTCCCGTTCTATTCCCTAAATAAGAAGCTCGGAGGATGGAACCTCTCGATCGATCGATTCGACTATGCCGCCTTCGGGCATTGGCATACGCCCGCGCGACTCGTCGCCGCGGACGGGAAACTTACCGCGTGGGCGGCGGGATCCATCGAGTCCTCGAATACGTACGCGCAGGAGTGGCTCGCCGCATCGGGCGAACCCGCTCAATGGTTACTCTTTCAGTCGCGCTCGGGGATCTCTGCGGAGTACCTGATCCGACTCGGGGAGTCCACCCCGTAAACTAAGGGTCCGCCGCCGCATCGGAGCCTCCCCGGTGCGGCGGCCCTTACTTTCCCTCTCCCGAGCCCGTAGGGCGTTTCGGGGGTATTCAGCCCCTCTCTCCGCAGTAACGCGCCTCTACGGGGCGCGGAGGGCATCCTACGGCGATTCTACGAGGGCTCCTCGTCCACGCTCAGGGCGAAGGGGTGGATAAAGAATATTCACGATGAATCTTCGGAACGCCCTTGACGGGCTCCGTGGTACGGGTGTACCATCGTGAGAGATCGGGGACTTACCCCGTGAATAAAAGGAGGCAAAATGCGAAAGCTAAAGTTTAACGCGGCGCACTTTACGGGACGAACTCAGGCGCAGGAGGATATCATCGCCGGCATCGGAAAGTGTGCCGCTCGATGGGGTACGCGGGCCGTACGAAAGACAGAATGCGACGCGCCGATCGTATGGCTCAGCCAAGAGGGACGCCGACGATGGGTCATTAGCGGATTCTGCGAGACTCACGGATCACTTACGAAGGATCTCTCAGAGAAAGAGGGAACCTACGAATCGTGGGCGCGCCTATCTGAAGTCCTACCCGCGACGATGATCGCCGCGGAGGTGCGCTAATGACCGCCGAACTTAAGACGGCGTTCTATTGGGACGGCGTGGATCACGAGGACCTCTATTGCGTATGCGGGACTCCGCATCCCGAGCAGATCTTCGAGGATGAGTTCCCCGCGAAGTTTATCCGAAGGTGCTCACAATGCGGCGCGGTCGCGGATCTTGACGAAGGTTCGGGCGAGTGGATCGTCCGCGGGGAGGTGCGCTAATGAAGGCATATCTCGTCCGCGCAGGTAGCGTCCGTCATCTTCTCTGCGCGGATTGTGTGAAGCAAATGGTCGCCGATATTCTCGGCGAACTCCGCGGGTTCACCGTGGACGAAGTCAGCGCAGAGGATCTCGCGATCCTGAAGTTCCCGTGGTGCGATGCGTGCGACGCATCCTTCGCCGGGGTTTCCGAAAAGATGGAGGTCCCTCAATGAACGAAGAGAAAAAGTTCGGCGCGCCCGACGACGGCGATCAGGTGGGCGAGTGCTCAGTCTGCGGCCCTCATCGCGCGGCGATCGAATCGGGAAAGATGCGCCCCTGCTACGAGTGGGAGCGCGAAGGCACGAAGAAGAAGGAGGTGGAAGATGAATAAGGCTCTAACGCTACTCGGGGAGGTCGTAGCCGTCCTCCTCTTTATCGCCGCGATGATTGGCATCCTCGCGATCGGAGCGATGCGATGATCGCCGTCACGTATCCGTCCCTCTTCGGGACGACTCCTGATCGGAAGATCGGAACGTGGGATGAGCTCGTGACGATCCTTTCGGATCATCGCGAGAACGCAGATAAGGAGCGCGCGCCGCTATGGTCGCCCGTCACTCTCGTCCCCGGCGGGACGCGAAAGAATGCGGCGGTCGCGCAGGTGAACGCGCTCGTCTTCGACGTAGACGGCGGGACGGCGTACGCGACGGCGAAGGCGGCCCTCGCGGATCGCGAATGGATCGCCTACTCGACCTTTTCGCATACGCGCGAAGAGGAGCGATTCCATCTCGTCGTCCGACTCCCCGATCCCGTATCGGGCGAGGCGTGGGCGAAGGAGTACGACAACCTCCGAAAGGGGTTCGGGTTCGGCGATAACCTGCGGGCTCCGTCGCACTCTTACTTTCTCCCGCAGCATCGCCCGGGGGCGGAGTATTTCGTGGAGGTTTCAGGATGACGCTTCGTCACGCGAGCTTCTTTTCAGGGGTCGGCGGACTCGACCTCGGGTTCCATCGCGCGGGGATCGCGACGGTGAGCCTTTCGGAGATTGATCCCTACGCCTCCGCCGTACTCGCGGAGAGATTCCCGAGCGTTCCGAACCTCGGGGATATCACGAAGATAAAAGACGAGGAGATTCCATATGCCGAAATCTATTCGGGCGGGTTCCCCTGCCAAGACCTCAGCGTCGCAGGGCGACGAAAAGGATTCCAAGATGGGACGAGGAGTTCCCTCGCCTTTACCTACCTCGACCTTGTGGAGCGAACTAAACCCCGTTGGGTTCTGTTGGAAAACGTCCCGGGGTTATTCAGTTCCAACGGGGGCCGCGACTTCGGGCGACTCATCCGTGAAATGGTCGATCTCGGGTATGGCCTCGCGTGGCGAACTTTGGACGCCCGCTTCTTCGGAGTGGCGCAACGCCGTCGGCGAGTCTTCATCGTCGCCGCGCGAGACGAAGCTTTCGGAAATCTTGGAGCCGAGCGCCGCCGAGGTTCTCCTTGAGTGCGCGAGCGGCTGCCGGGATCATTCGCCGAGCGGAGAGGCGGGGGAAAGTTCTTCCGAAGCCGCTCGCGGACGCGCTGAAGGCGATCGCGGACGGGACGGCGGATCAGGGATTCTCCGTTCGACGCCTCACTCCGACGGAGTGCGAGCTCTTAATGGGATGGGAGAAGGGGTGGACGATCGCGAAGGAGTGGAAGGTTCGCGGGGCTCCGAAGCCGTAGGGTTTACGAAGTCGTCGTTCGGCGGATATATCCCGACGGATAAGGGGGCGGGGACGCTCAGGGCGAAGGGTGGAGATATCGGCGGAGGCTCAGAAAACCTCGCCGTTTCTACCTATACGCACACTCTCACGGCCCCGACTCGAGGCGGAAGGCGCGATCGTATCCCGCGCGCCGTAACGGAAAAGGTTCTCACTTTCCCTTCCCGATTCGGGAGTAATGCCAACGTCACGGAGGATCAGGCGCAGTCATTCGCCCACTCAGCGGGGGCTCCCGCGGTTCTCCTCGGGACTTCATACGACGGATTTAATCAGAAGGTAGAAGAGGACGGCGCGCACCGAACGCTCAGAATCGGGCGAGACTCGTCGGACTTCGTGATCGCCCCGTCCCAAGAAGGAGAAGACGATCTCCTCCCGGTTGGGCTTGACTCTCATCGTTACCGCTGCGCGGGGAATGGCGTCGTCGCGAACGTCGCCGAATGGATCGGACGGCGCATCGTCGCCGTGGATACGAAATACGCCTCGGGGACGGTGGCGGGTTACGCCGTCTCCGAGGCTCTCAGTCGGGAGGAGGGATGAGCCCTCTCTACGACTACAGGTGCGCGCGATGCCAAAAGACGCGGGAGGTGGCGCAGTCCATTACGGACGATCGCCTAATCCTCTGCGAGTGCGGGTATTGGATGGAGCGGGAGATCCCGCGGCCCTCTCTCGTCTTTAAGGGCGAGGGATGGGCGAAGAAGGATAGAAAGTCAGGAGGCGGAAAGTGAAGCTCGATCGAAGAAACGAACCGAAGACGTTTAAGGATTATCGCCCGCTCAGTCGGGAGAGTCTCGTCCGGGGCGAGGACCGCGAGACGTGGAGGCTATGGATGCTCGTCATCTCGTTCGGCGGGATCGTCGTCTCAGGGATCATCGCCGCGGCGGTGGGATCGTGAGCATTTCGAAGGCGATCGATCCAAAGAGGGTCGGGATCTCGAAGAGTCTCGTTACCTCGACCGCGCTCTGCGGGCGTAAGGGATGGTTCTCCGAGAA